CGCTTCAAGTTTAGTGAGATTGTGATCAGGCATTAGAGTGAAAACCTTCTTATATTTTCAAGATCGTCAAACGACAGCTGGCCTGTCTTGGTAATACCAGAGGTGTTACGGGCCGCAGACCGGCGTTCAAGGTTGTCGATCTCCGTAGCCTGTGAACTGTTAACAGAGACTACGGCTGAGATGTTGGATGTGTTCGTTGTGACCTGAGACTGGACGCTTGAGTTAGCGTCCAACAGGCGACGGACTTCTTGGTTCAAGATTTTACGTATGATCTGCCGAATTCTAGACTCGGACGGACGATCATTCGTTTCACGAGCGCGAACTGGCATGGTGTTTCCTTACGTAATTAGCAGACCAAAGGCGGTAAAGGTACAGTCGTTATTCACGGCACATTGTACCGCGAGGTTGCCTGCCGCGTCGTTCATAGGCCAGTAGACAGACAGGATATGAGTTTCTCCTGCGGCGATTGGGATGTTCTTAAACAGCGCGGTTGCGTCGCCATAGGTCGTACCGTTATCATCTAGATAGATGCTATAGGTAGACACCCCTGTTGTGACATTGGCAATTGTCAAGTTTTTAATCACGGCTGTTTCGCCTGAGCCGGGAGAGTACATAGTGGCTGAGGATGCCTGACCGGCTGCCTGAGCAAGCTGCTTTTCTTGAATGGTAGCCATGAGCGCCTCCGTAAGGGTTAAATAAAAAAGCCCCCTAGATACCGAAGCACCTAGAGGGCGAGATGAGAGGAGAGAAAGGACCTACCCCCCGTGAAGGGGATAGGCCCGCATATATTCAGTTGTAGTACCGGATTAACCGATACGTTCGATCTTCCAAGTACGGCTTGCAGCACTGAGCGCGTCAAGAATGTAGACGTTGCCTGCCTTCAGCACCTTCCCAGCGCCCCACGCAGCAGCGTGAGTCACGTTAGTAGCGGTAGCAACGAAGACCGTTGCCTTACTGTCCGGACCACTGCCGTTGAGGGTTGCAGCACCAAAGACGGTGGTGTCAACTGATGCCCGAAGATCGGCGTCATCGGCATCACCAGTAGCACTACCAGCTTCGGAGGAGTCGATAGCCTGAGCTGCGGTCAGGTAGACACCTGCCGTGTTTTCGTAGATCACGAAGTCAGAGTAGTTCCAAGCACCAAGGCCGTCACCGGACGTAGTGCCCTGATAAGACACACGGTAGACACCGCGTGCGTCCTTAGAAACCGCGCCAAGGTCTGCGAGACCAGCCGTACCAAGAGTAACATCGTTAGTAGCGCTTGTGAGGTTAATCTTTTCGACAGACGTACCACTTGCGAGGAGGTTACGGCGATCCGCTGGTCGCTCGTCCCCAAGGAGAGGAGCACCATTCGTGTAATTGTAAGTATCCATAGTTTAATCCTCCTTAAGGATCAGTCGTTTGAGATTTCGATTGCGCACTCGGGACGAAGGGTTCCGCCACCAGAGAGCATCTTCGCAACGAAGAGATCGTTCTGGTATGAAACCTGTCGGTCCATTTCAGCAGTGATTGCCATCTTCTCAACAACAGCGCAAGCGTCAGCTTGGAAGCACATACCAATGGTCTTCGTGAAGTCGCCCTGATACTTAGCCTCATCGCCGTCAGTGCTGTAGTTCTGACCGAACACCGGAATGTTCGTTCGATAGATCTGCATACCGTTGAAGTCGATGCCCTGCTGGAAGTCGGGTGACATAACGGGGAACTGCTGCTGGTTGGCACTAGCTCCATAGGTTCCGTTGTCAGCCATGAACAGAGGGACCATACCGTTCTCAAGGTCGGTGTTGCTTCGCGGCGAACCGTACTGACGAAGGGCGTGCCACATCTTAACGGTAGTACAGACAGTACGGTCGTTAAAGGGGACGCGCATTTCATCGAAACGGATCTGAATCGCATCAAGCTGGGTCAAGAAGACACCCACATCAGCTCGGGTAGGAGCGGTAACAGCATTTGCCTCCGAGTAAGCTCCCACTGATGCAGTACCAGCGCCGTCAATACCACCGCCGGGGAAGGCGGAGCTTGAGCCACCGTACATGGTGGTTGGGGTTTCGCGTGAGGCATTGATCAGAAGACGGAGGGTGTTCTGGTCCTGCGCTTCGGCAAGAGCCTGACCACATTCCATCGCCCAGTGCGAGCGTGACTCGAAGTGAGTCAGCATCTGGTCAACATCGTCAATGACAAAGTGCGAGACCATTGGACGATCATCAAGAGAGATCGAAAGCTCGGTGCTTTCAGCCGAGAGGCCGAGAAGCTGGGTGTTAGCGGCGTGGCGCTCAGCCCCGATACCGCCGAGGCGGGGGAACCTAGCCGTGTTGCCGGACATGATCTGCTGACGGCGGACCATTGACGAAATCCCGAGGTACTCTGAGTATCGGGTGAGAACTTGGCCGCCAAATACGGGGAGGTAAAGGTCACCAACTGAAGGGCTGGCGAGAGCGGCATTCTGTGAATATCTAATAGCGGATGTATTAGCCATTGTTAATTCCTAATGTTTGTTTAATGTAACTGACTAGCTGGTTGTCCGCTCTCACTAGGTTGTCCACAACATGTGGGCCTAAACGGGCCGTTGCAAACTACGCAGCTCAGCCAAGAAGCTCGAAAGGCTTGGATGAGGGTTGTAGTGTCATAAAAAAACCTACCCTTTTTCAAGGATAGGCTTCATATTATCTAGGTCCGAGGTGTTCAGGACGAATGCCAGCACTAAGCTGTAATCGCATGTCTACCTTGGCTCTGTATTCTGGGTCACTGACGTATTTAGGGTCAGACATTGCGGCGTGTTGTTCGCGGGGCGAAGTGAACGCTACAATCCGGTCGGCTGCTGGTCCCAAGGCTGGCTGTCCTGTTGATCCGGTGTTTACCTGACCGCTTGATTCAGCACTGGCTTGGTACTTAGCATGAAGACCCTGAAGAATCATCAGGGCGTTAGGGCCTTTGAGACCCTGAGACATTGTGGCCTTATCAGCCTCGCTCAGGTTCGTCTTTGCCCACTCCATAGTAGCATCAAAACTTTCCTTGCCACCCGTAATCTCGTAAGCGTTGTCCATGTCGGACTTCATCTTTGCCTGTCGGCCATAGGCCGCTGACGCAATGAGGCTTTCAGGCACACCGGCCTGCTTGAGGGCGTTAAAGGTTTCGGGTGTAATTTCACCACCCGTTGAAAGCTCTGTTTCTACCTGTTTCCACAGGTCTGAGCCTTCCGGTGCAGCAGGCCCATCAAAGGCTTCTGCAATACTGCCCGCATCAGCAGTGTCTTCTGTCTTCAGAGCCTGACTCGGGTCGGTGACAGCCTGAGGCTGCTCGTTTGCCGGGGGAGTTTCTGATACAGGGACACCACTCATACGTTGTTCCATGTGTAGATAGCTTTGAAGCATGGCATCGCCATTGACGCTACCATCTTCGTTCTTAAACTTATCAGGAACCATAGCAGGGTTGTTCATCGCCACTTCCACATTGGCAACAGCCTTTGCTTCGGGCGTATCCGCAGGTGCTGGCGGAGTGTTTTCTTCAATCATTGTCTCTCCTTCATGTGTTACTTACCACGTCTTCTAAGGGGGTTCCATGTGCCACCCGGACCGTAATAACCGGGGGGTATTGCGTTCGGTTTAGGTCTGTATGGTGGTCTTGGCCCCGCAGGAATAGACGTAGGTTTCTTTGGATCATAGTTAGGATTAGGAATAGGCACTAACGTTGGAATACTTGGAATCGGTGATCCGGGTATTGCGGGCATCTTAATAGGGAACGGTGTATTAGGAGGGTTTTTCCAGTCGGGAGGAAGCGAGACGGGGATGAATTGATTATCTCCATGCGGTGTAACAAAGTAAAAGTCAGGAGAAAACTCCTGAGCGCTTCTGTTGTCTGGTCGGCGTGATGCCGTTTTACCCTTGGCACTCATACCGCCTCTGCCTTTTGATGCAGAGCCTTTACCTTTGGCAGGAGAGCTGCCTGTCTTTTTACTTTTAGCCATTACAAACCGCCAGTCCCATTATTATTTTCATCCCGTTTTTTATCCCTCATCTGATCCCTGATTTTTTTCTTGTATCCGGGGTCTGTACCTCTCGGAAAACGGTAGAGGGGAAAAACCTGAGTGTCATCAGAGAGAGGGTCGTATGCGCCCGTGTCTGGTGTGATGAAGAACGGTGCATTAGGAGCCTCTGGAGGTACGGGCTGAGGTTTACCGTTGTCACCGCCACCCGCTGGCTTAGGCTTCTTGGGTTTAGTCCACTGGTCCATCCAACCATCTACAAGGTCTTTAATCTGTTGCTTCCTGTCAAGATGTTGCTGATAAGCAAACCACGTATCCATATCAGGAACAATACCCCCGTCTTCAGGAACCGGCCATGTAAAACCGTCATCCGGAAACTTTTCCCGTGGTGCGCGGGGGTCAAAGTTCTCTTTAATATCACTGCCCGCAGGAGCTACGACATCGAATGGGTTAGTTTCTTGTCGAGGGCCTTTGTTCCCCTGAGCCTTATTCGACGAGCCGCTGCTTCGAGCCGCTGTTGGGCGTGCTTTGGAAGCGGACCCTTTTCCTTTAGAAGCGCCTTTGCCTTTGCCCGTTCCTTTTTTACTTGCCATAGCTGATCTTCTTTTTCTTCAGGTCTTTCGTAGCTGTCTTTTTGGGCTTAGACTTTTTCTTTCCCGCTGACTTACTATAACTCTTAGATGCTTGGCGTGCTGCCCCGCCTCTTTTAGCTGTTTCGCCACCACCACCACCGCGTCTTGCAAATCCGGGCATATCAGGTCTCCATGTTCATGCCGCCAGAGGCAGCGTTCTGTGCAGCAGCCATAGCTGCTTGCTGTTGTGCTTGTTGAGCCTGCATCTGTTGGATCTCTTCGTCGGTTCTAATACGACCAGAAGTTTCCAGACCCATTGACTGCCACCAGTCACGGGCGATTGCAGGCCAGTTGAATGCTTGCATTGCATCCTGTGGTAAATTACGCATTCGTTCCATCGCGCCGTCGAGCTTCTCTCGCTCGGCTTCACGCTGAAGGACCTCAAGACCTGCCTTAATAGACAGCTTAACAAGTCCTAGTTGGTTTTCAATTTCTTCGCTGATCTCTGGGGGGATAAGATTCTGCTTACCCATGATGTAGAGTGTCCAACGAACAAGGGGGTCTTGTACCTCACGTCCCGCCATCGACAGGATACCTCCGAGCTGGCCTTCGAGATCCTGAGCATCCATCACTACCTCGCGGGCGGTGACTCGTTCAGCGTCTCGCGTAGCACGCTTGAGGAACTTACGGCTAAGGACGCTCTCCCTGTAGACAACAGCTTCCTGTGTTGCGGCGACTTGCGCTGCGTTCTGGAACTGTAGTGGGAAAACGTCGCCGGGTGAGGTAGGTACAAAGTCACCGTTGACTGAGTCAAGGAGATCCTGTAGCTCGGTGATACCAGCAGGGTTTACACCCCATCGATACTCCGCGTTAAGCAGGGTCCCGTCGAGCAGCGCCTTTGAAAGCGCGTCAACACATCGGATATCCCCGAAGTTATCTTCTACGAGTGATGTGCCATAAGCCTCACCAATCATAGACTTCCAACGACAAGGCATCCACCGGCTAACCGGGGTGCTTTCAGGTTTACCAACAGGCCCGTCTCTGAAAGACTGCGTCTTGGTGATTTCACCGGTAACAGCATCTTTATGTACGTGGGTGTAGAGGGCTTCCCAGTCTTCTTCTTTAGAAAACGAGGGTGTCTCTGTCCCCGACTTTGCTCGGGACATGTAAGGCTTAAGCTGCTCGTGGAACTCAGGAAGCACCATCTCTTTAATGATGATGTCAACCCAATCGCCTTCGTGCTTACGGCGGACAACATACTGGTCAGCACGATATAGACGTGCGTTCAAGTCTTCATCCATCTCAAGCATACAGTCACCGACCGTAATCAGGTGAGCATACAGAAGATTCAGCTGGGATCGTAGGTTGGTTGGCCCAAGTCGTCGCATAGTATAGCGACCAAAACGGGACATGACATCCATAAGCTCTGTGTCGTCTGTTCCTTCAGGGTTGAAGGGAGTGACGCTGCCAATCTCAAAGATAGGCTGCCCGTTTAGAGGCAGCACTACGCCCATGATACGACTCGCAAGGGAGTTAATACCATCAGCAGTAGAGCTAGAGTAAGGGACATCAAGGGGTGTGTTAGTTACGCGGCCTTCCCAAGGCAGGATAGATGGGAGCGTCAGCATTGAGTGCTCGCGCTTTCTATCTAGGAGGGTGACACGGTCACGGTCAAGCTCTTCGTACCACTCCCTTAGGGAGCGTTCATTCTGCGAACTCATAGTCGCTCCTTAAGGGTTGTTCAGTCCCATGTTGAAACTTCCCCATGAGGAGAGGAAGCTGTTCGTCCCAAGGACGTGTGACTGAGGGTCAAAGTTAAATGCTTGTAGGAAACCCATAGCGTCTTGCATTGAAAGGCCGCTGCTGCCGGGGACAACCCTGTCAGGTACGTCCTGTAGCGTCTCGAAGACACCACCAAGACCCTGTTGAGTCTGCCCCACGTTGCCGAGAATAGCAGCAAGATCCTGACCGTCAACGACACCGTCTCCGTTCAGGTCAGCCGCCCCGCTACCACCCCATGAGCCAGTGACATAGTCCACGTCGGACTGGTCAACGACACCGTCGCTGTTCATGTCACCACTAAGGGCAGGCATTCTCGGGTCACCGTATCTGTCTAGGTCTGAGCCCGACACCCGGTTGATATCCATCGCCATAGATGCCGCCCGTCTGCGGTTAGCTAGACGGCGAGCGTTTTGAGCTCGGATAATACCTTCCTGTTGGTCGGGTTCCGGCAGACCCCCAACGATCTCCCCCGCCTCGTTCTTGATCTCCGCCATGTGGGCTTTCCTTTGTGTTCTGTTGTGAGTTGTAAACCGCCCGAAGCTGAGCCACGGTCTTTCGTATACCATGAGCCGTTGCCGCTGTCTTGAGCGCGTCCTCACCAGTGAAGGTAGGACTGAACTCATACGATTTAATCATGAAGTCAGCCCATTTCTCAAGCTGTTCTACCAACGCTTTTGAAACGGTTGCTTCAATTAGTGGAAGCAAGTTCTCTGATGATGCCATCTGGTGTCTCCGATTCCAATTCAATACCAAGCGATCCGAGTACCACCTTGACAGGTGACACGCAGTTCCACGCTGGCTTGGGCCACATCCTCAGTGCTCTCAGCACGGTTCGGATGGGCTGGCCTTTCTTGTTCTCAATCTCTTTACACGCGGCCCTGAATTTTTCGGGGCTGTGGTCGGGCATGGACAGGCTCACGCTGAAGAAGTCTCGCTCCCTACCAGCTGCGTCCATCCACTCGTCGGCAATGTACGCTGCGCCTGTCCCTTTGATGGGTTGATCCCATATCACCCCGTTAAGAATCAGGACAATGTGGGAAAACTCCAGCTTACGAGCCCAGAACGGGGTTTTTCCAGCCGCAGGGACCAGAGCTATTACCCCCAAAGACACTGGGGTATCATCATCATTCTCTATTACCCCCAATTCTCTTGTATTACGACTCATCTGTGTACCATCCTTTAGCTCTAAGATCCATAGGAATCACCTGTTTGGTCTCGCTATCCCAGTCCTCAGACTGGAGGATACGGGCACACACGGCCTGCTCCTGTGCTTCTTCATAGGTGTAGCCCGCCTCAAGGTAGGCTTCGACCACCAGCTGGGCACTAGGCCCACCCTCTTGGTCAAGGATCTTCTCAGCCTTAGCAGGACCGACCCCCTTGATACCACGATAGCCATCGACTGTGTCCCCTGTGAGCCACTGGAGCAGGAACAGGCGGAAGGCTTCGTCCTCATTGACCCTAACAGGGGCCTCATCTTTCCGGGGGTTGAGATGCCATCCGGGGATAGTTCTCAGGTCCTTGTCAGATGAGATCAGGACGAGGTTCCTAGCTCTAGGCCCGGTTCCGAGGATGCCCATGATATCATCAGCCTCTAGCTTAGGCAGGGCAATAGTCTTACTCACCGACTCAATAGACTTTCGGGCTGCCCTCAGCATAGCTGGGGCCTCAGCCGTCCGGTTCGTTTTGTAGGGCGGGTAGGCATCTCTCCTGAAGTTGTCCTCTCTGGAACAGCTGAAGGCAAAGACAGCGTGCTCGCAGCCTGCCTTCTCTAGCCACTCCTCAAGGTTCTCCTCGATTCTCTCGATCATCTCGAACTGGTTGGCTTGGTTGTCTTGTGCCCATGCGGCCATGCTGTACACCAAGTAGTCAGCGTCTACTACTGCAATCATATTAACATTCTCCTACTGTGTTTACCATTTGAACGGCTAAGCTAGACACAACAGCCTTGAAGCTCTCTAGATCGTTAGCTGAGTTGTTGGATACGGTGGTGTCGAACAGCTCGTCCTCGAACTCGCCATTCTCATACAGACGAGCCAGCCTCTCACTGTGGTGCTGCCTCCACTCTGCATCAAGATCCTTGAGCCTGCTCTGAGCAGAGACAAACACAATCTTACCGCTGTACTTCTTGACAAGAGCCAGCTCATTCTCGTAGCGGATGTCATCGATCAGGACGACCCGCTCGTGCCAGTTCTCTGCACCAATGGTTGATGCCTCTTGATCAGCTATGTCATCAAGCCTCTCGGCCATTAGGTTGACCCACCACTCAGGGCTCTCTTCTCTAGCTGTCTCACCTACGAACTGACAGAACTTACGATACAGGTGGTCGTACTCGCCATCCTTGACAAAGCCAAGGGAGTGGGATGCGTCCTTGAGCGGGCCTGCAAAGTGCTCAAGGATTGGTGTGTAACCCTCATCGAACAAGGCTTTTGCCATAGCGATAGCCGCCGTGGTCTTACCTGCCTTACCCATACCAGCCAATGCAATGATCTTCATTACTAATCTCCTTAGTGGGTCTCTGCCCAAGAGGTTCCGATCTTGTATTCTCCGTCGAGGGNC